CTAGTTGTCTTGAGCAGCATAGATGAGATTCTCAGCAACACGATTAGTCCACCCTTTGCCATAAGTAGCCCAAGTACTTAAGGATGTATAGAACTTCAAGCGTTCTGCGTTAAATTTAAGAAGCACATCGTTTACATCCATCGCGTTAATAGCAGCAATAGTTTTAGGCCCGATAATTCCATCGTCTGGAACTCCAGCAACTTGTTGAAGTTCTTTGACTGCTCGTGATTTGCCAGCATTAACTGCAAAGTCCCAAAGTTGAAATACAATAGCTGGATGTAATGAGTCAGCCCCTAGCTTATCCCACCAATCTTTCTTATAGATCTGTTTAGCCTGTTCAATAGTCAGGTTTTTAATATCTAAATTTGGATAGGTGTTTGCAGCAATTCCAAACTTTGTGCCTTTTAAAATTCCCTTGCCAACTATGCCGCCAGTCCAGTTACCCGGATCACGACGATCATTAGAAAAACCAGCCTCATGACCTATTAGACGGTCAAAAGCCTTATCAAATGTCATCATTGCCTATTCCCTCTTTGCGCTGCTTGTCACTAGAGCCGAAGTAGAAAGCCACTACAGTTCCAGACCAACCAAGAATTGCACCTAGTGCCACATTAATTAAATCTCGGTTCTTTTCTGGCATTTCGATAAAGAAAAGACCAATTACGCAAAAGAAGGAGATTGCTATAGCTGCAAAGGCTAAATATGTACGTGTATTTTCGCCATTCATGGAGCGCCCCTAAATGCAATTTTTGATTCAATTACGGCCACCTTCTGGTTAATGTCTGAGATACGCTGTTGCATGGCTTGATTTGTTGAGACAATCCAAGTGCTAAAAGTAATAACTCCTGTGATAGCCACACCACCAAAAACCTTAAGTAATGCAATTGCTCCATTTGATCTTTGTGCCCCTGCTTCAAGACGTTCAATCTTCTTAGCATTGTCATCACTAAGGGATTTATGTTGCTCATTAATGACAGTTAGTTTTAAAACTGTCTCTGAAAGCGTTTTTACTTCTTGTTGCACTGAATCAAGTTTTTTCTCAATTCGTACCCCATATGTCTCTTGTTCAGACATGCCTTCCCCCTAATTTTCGGCAATAAAAAAGCCCTAACTTATTAAAAGCTAGGGCTTGTGGTGGTTTGTTGTGTATTACATGTTGCTTAATAATAGACGTGCGTTGAATGTTCCAAAAGATGAGCCTGAATTAAATGCAATCGCAGTTAATTTTGAAGTATCAGCATTTGAAACATAGTCAGAGACAGTGATTGTGTCAGGCAATGCACCACGTCCAATTACTTTTGCAGTCTTGATATTATTTACGTAGAAGTCAGAAACCCCAACTTGCACTTGGTTGACATATACCCCAACAGTTGCAGGATAGGAAAGCTTGTTTGATGAGATATCAAATAGACCATCTGTAACTGTAAAGCACTTGGCAACATTTTCAGAATGTTCCGAATGAACCCTAAATGTATTACCTTCAGAGAATTCCAGAGACTCCACATAAATGTTGGCAAGGTTATTAATGATTGCCGAGGTCTTAAACATAATATCTATGTAAGACGCTTGAATATTGCGACACCACAGATCAATCGGTGCATCACGGTTTATCACTGTGCTGTCATAAACGTTATCCCTAATAATCAACTGGTCGATCCTGAACCTGTTCATGTGATCTTTTTGACCTTGTTCCACACGAATAATGTTGGGAACTGTCACATTATTATTGTAGAACTCAATACCAAGACTCATTGCTTTATATACATAGAGCATGGCCTTGTAGTCAGCAGAATGATTTGGGTCTAATGGGTTGATATATGTATTGTCATAGTAGCGAACACCGAAGCATTGCCCCTGCACAATATCAAAACCAATCTGAGAATCGTTCGTCACATAAACAAATGCATTTCCGCCCTGCTTATTTCCAGTAAAGCCTGCAGCTGCTAACTCTGCAGCATCAGGAAATGGAAGCACAGTAATTGAATTACTGTAAATCTTCGCATCAACTAGTGTTGCACCTGTCCATACATCAAGAATAGAGAAGTTTCGGTAAATCTCACATGTGAGGCCAGATACTCGTATATCTGTGATATAAGGCGTTTCTACTGTAATTGCTGCAATAATATGAGATGCACGGTAGCCCTTCACAATAGAATCAATAAAGTAGGAGTTTGAGTTATGAAGCTCTACAGCACATGCATTTAGCTTTGCATTTGTAGAGGTCATTTGGAAAAAACAGTTTCTTACTTTTGTTTGTGCGGATGTTCCGTAGATTGTTGAGTGGTCATCATTTGCAATGTTAGTACCCATCAAATTAATAAAAGAACAACCTTCAATAGTAAAGTCTTTGCCCAGCAATGAAGTGGTAATACAGTTTGGTAGATCACCATTAATAAAGTTCATTCCACCAACTGAAACACCCACAGAATAAACTGTATAAATGCCCTGTCGGTTTTTATAAGTCGTCTTTCGAGTTCCTGCTGCACTAAAATCAAATGTGCCACCTCCATACATTTGCCAGTTTGTTACTGGTTTAAAGTTAGATGGTGAAGCTGCATTAATATCAGTGAATACAAGAAAGTCTTTATCATCAAAATAAGGACCTACCTTCAACTTGCCCTGAATATCGTAAATCTGTTCTGAAAACAAAGGTAATAAACCAGAGCTAAAACTGGCTATCTCAGAATAGTTAGCATAAGAGTTTAGAAGGTAAATATCATCTTTCTGAACTAGCCATTTAATCTTTAACTTTGCAGCAACAACAATAGACTTTTCACACTGCAAACGTTCATCATTTTCCCCATCACCTTTAGCCCCAAAGTGTCTAGGAGTAATTGGCGAAGTTCCATAATCTGCTATCCAACGGCCTGTGTCAGTAGTTTCAGATTTGATAATGTAGCCGTCATCATCTGGCAAAAGACTATCTTCATTCCAAATGTAATTTACACCGCCACTACCATTATTAGAGTGTGACTTAACAAACATGACAGCGCCATCTTTACGAGGCTTTAAAGTCCGTAGCTGGGCCACAGTCTCACACATCGCAAGCGATTTATCATTAATGTCTTTTTGGCTCTCATCGCCATCAAAAATAGATGAGGCACTTGTAGCAGTTACATTTAGATCTGTATAAACGGTAACTTTTTTCTTGTTCTTCACAATAATGGAGCAACTGCCAACATTTGCATAAAGCTTAGATGGACCACCATTGTTATAAATAAAGCCATTCCTGGTTGTAATTGGCTGATGAGCTGGCTTGGTGAAATCTTCATCCCAGAAAACAGGGATCGGATAAACTTCAGGATTCTTACCAGCCTCTCCAATGAACAAATAACCTGAATCTAATGGCTTGCCGTCTAGATCATTCAATATTGTGTACTGATTTGAAATTGACAATGTCATTCGAAAACTCCTGAATTTAGAGCCTGTTTTTTGCAATCTGGAAAAGAAAAACCCCGCGTATAGCGGGGTTCTGTTATTTGTTTAGGTTAGGAATTAGGACGGGATGGATTGAGAGCTTTCATGACACGAGCTCTAACTTTGTTATCCTTAATGTGTTTAGTGGCAAGTCGTAATGCTGTAGCTACTGGTGCAGGGAATCCAGACAAGCCAGACATAGCAATATCCATGGCAGCAGCCAGCGTTGCAGCTGTATTACTATGGTTAATTGCAGCAGATGTTGGTGTAGTGAAAAGGGTTTTTGAAATTTCATTGATTGCACGAAGCTTCTCAGCCCCCTGTGGACCAAAGATATAATCAAGTTTCCCTGCATCATCTAAGCGCTTAATCGCTTTATTTAAAGCTGCGGCACTTACCATTTGATTGCCCTGTCCATCAGGTGCAACGCCCGCAGTAGCAGCATTCTTAATTTCCTGAAGCGTTTGCCCTTGTATGTCACGCCAGGCTTGCTTACCTTCTTCCCCAGAAGTTAGAAGAGTTCGTTTAGCAACCCTAAGATCATCAAGCGAACCATCATGAATAATGCGTTTCTGGATATCTTCCAATGCAACACGACGGTCATCTGTGCCAGTCTTATTCGTAGTTAAATCTTTTATGATGGTGCGATTTTCCCAATGGTCGGCCATGCGCTTTCGTTCATTACGAGCAGCTTTATAAAGATTGCCTACAACTGGTTCAACATGTTGATCAATCATGTCTTTAAGAATAGTTGACTGGCGAATGTTGGGCGCTTCCTGATTGGTATTAGCATTGATTTCTTGTCGCCACTTCTCCATTTGTTTAATAGTTGGACTATTTGGAATAAGCTCACCGTTTTCTCCACGTCTCGCAATACCTAATGATTCAGCAGTACGTTTAGCAGTTGTTAAAATTGGTGTAGTGGGTAATTCAGGCTGTGAATTAAGATAATCAATTACTGACATTGGATCATTTTCACCAACTTTTACAGGTTGGGTTAAATCTACAGGGATCTTCGCTTCTTCTGACTTATCTGCTTTCGCATAAGCTACTCGCACCTTATTTTTATCTGCTTGCAATTGCTTTTGAAGAGCTTTATCTACTGATAAACCGGCTTCACGCATATTTGTTGCCTGAGCGCCAGTCATATCAATAAACGCATCCAAGTTGTGCTGCATAACTTGATGCTGTTCTTCTTGACGTTGACGTAGTGGGACGCCTAACTCTGGATCCTTTGCCGTTTCAACTTCAAACTTGAGCTGGGCGGGATCGCGTGTCATTTGACCTTCAGTGAGTTGCACTGGGTAAGGCAAATCCTGTGAAAGTGCTTGCCGGATTGTGGCCTGATCAACTTGTGCTGCACCAACATTTGCAGGTGCTGGACCTTCTGGTTCTGGTGTTCTTAAGCCTACCATCTCACCCATGCGTTGAACACCTGAGCGTGTGGCATTAGCTACAGCTTGAACTGGTCTTGCTGCCATTTGGCCTGCGCGTTCAACCACGGGAGCAACAGCTTGCCCTGCTCGTATAGCTTGACCTTGTGCAATCGGAGCAGTAGCACGTGCAGCTTGGCTAGCTAAAGCCAATTCACTTAAAGCAGGCGTTAAGGCTACTAAAGGTTCAGATACTTCACCCAAAGTTTGAGTATATTCCTGACCAGTTTGAGTTCTTGGTGCATAAGTTAAGTCTGCTGCACTATCTGCTGCATTTTGTGAAATACGTTGTGCCGCTTCAGGTGTCCCAAAGTTGCCTGCTAAGATTTCTCGCCCTGCTTGTCCAATTGTTCCACCAATCATACCAAGCATACCGCCAGTTGCACCTGTGGCAGCAGATAAAGCCGTTTCACCTAATCCAAGTGCCTTATCAGCAAAAGATGGCTCAGGTGTAGGAGGAGCTGCTTGCGGTTGATCATAAGTAATCACACCATTTGCATCGAAGTCTGGCAGCCCTTGTGGTTGATTGGTTTTCTGTGGATTTAGTTCATCAAATCGTGCCAGTAGCATTTTTTTCTTGTACTCACTACTTTGTTCCGGCTTAGGTTGTGAAGCTTCTTTTTTTCTTCGATCATATTCTGCAAGAATTTTTTCTGAGTTGGCCTTGTACTCATCACGTGCTGGATTGACTATTCCTAAATCACCCCGACTGCCTGCATAGTTATCCCCACCATTCTGTGCAGTCACGACTCGTTTCCGGTATGCCTGATTTTGGCTTCCCCAATTTTTTCGATCTGTTCCGCCATGATATTCACCAATTGCAGCCTCAACATTACCCTTATTTCGTTTAAGCGATTCTTGTAATAAAAGACCTGCTGCCATTGCTGCATTCTTATCGCTTGAATATGCATCCACACCATATTTTTTTAAAACTAGATTACGGGTAGTTGGTGTAATTTGATAAACAGTTCTTGCACCAGCACTACTCACTTGGTCAGCATTAGACTTTTCACCATGCATCACAATATTTTGGAGCAACCCTGTAGGAAGCTTCAAAAGTTTTTCGGTCTTTGCAGATAATCCTGACCAATAGGGATCTTTATAACTGTTTGCCATAACTTTTCCTCAGGCAATAAAAAACCGACCATTTTTAGGTCGGCTTTAGGTTTTAATCGCTGAAATAATTTCTGGAAGTTTCCAGATTAATATCGGTATAGAAAATAGTAATAAAAAGGCAAAAATTGTTTGCCATAAACCATATTTCTCAATAGACACTTTCATAAGCTCCACTATTGGTTTAAAATGCTCCATATAGAATTACTTTTCCTCTTGCTTTAGTCGGTTGGTGGAAATGCAAAAACCCCGATGTTGACGCATCGGGGTTTTTTTGGGTATTAAAAAACCCGCACTTGACGGGTTTTCTTTAACTTTAATTAAGTGCTGATATGCGCTTTCATATTTCTGCCAATATCCAAAAGATCATTGCTTCGTGAAAATTTATAAAACTTTTCAAAGATTTCTGATAACTCAATCATATCAACTGGATAAAACCTCCCCTCTAACCATCGGGTAATGATGTTGCCATTTTGAAAACTTACATAATAACTTTGTGGTTTAGTTACATCACGGTATTTCAAGTCATCAGCTAACTTCATTGCAGCCTCATATGCATAAGGGCACTTGAGCGCAGGGTAACGACTATTAATGTTTTTAAGATATTCATCTAATTGCGCCACAACATCAGGAGAATCATGCTTTTCGGGTTTAGCATTTAAATCCATGACTTCTAGATAGTGTTTAGCATCTTCGAAGTGAATAGCTCGTAATTCTCGGTAGCTTGCTGAGTATTTAAAGTGATTCTTTAACCGACTCCACATTTGAACAATTAAGTTCTTATTTCCATTCGCTCGTGTATGAACGATGTTGTAAAGAACCCCTGCTTGTTCTGGTGAAATTGTTTGTTTGCCATTTAGAAGCCATTCCATCACAAGTGAGTCATACGCACGTATTACCATTAAATGGAATTTAGGGCTAATCCACATTGCATATGCGTAAACAATTTCCTTAACAACATATGTTCCTTGTTCTAGCCCTTTACCTCTGATAGTGATAACTGCTGATTTATGTTCTGCATTTTTGCAGATCAAAAACTCAGACTCTAGTTCATCGATCAAGTCTTTAGTTTGCTTGTTGCGCATAAAGAATGCGGGTTGGTGCTTTTCTAATGCACCACTTGCTTTATGTAAATCATTAATACAAAAACGCCCATCATCATCTTGGCGAATTGTAAAATCACCAATAACTAAAGGCTTATTGTTTGGGTTTAAAAAGTTTTGTGCTAAACTTGTCATAGGTTTAATTCCTTTGTGTTTAAACTAGCTATTTCAAAGAAGCCCATATCCGCCAAGATACTTAGGGCTTTTTTGTTGTCTATTGATTTCATGCTTTCGCATTCTCTTTGTTTTGTAAATATTGCTTAATAGCTTGGTTAATCAAGTAATTAAGCGATCTATCTTCCTCTCTACCTCTTTTTTTTAAAGCTTCATGATCCTTATCATCTAAGAATCTTAATTTATATTGCTGCCCTCTCTGATTAATACCCATAATTCACTCCTATTAGACAAAGTACCTCTTGGGGGTATGCCAATAATGGACCCAATGGGGACTATTGTCAAGTACCTTGTGGGTACTTTACTATGTGTTTAGTTTAAAATTTGCGGTATATGCTTCATGAGTGAAAATCAACGTGATCCACAATATAAGCTTAGATGGCCCGAGGAGCTTAGAGATAAAGTAGCCGCCTCAGCTAAAGCTTATAATCGTTCAATGAATGCAGATATTGTTGCGCGGCTTGAAAGAAGTTTTGAGCTGGAATCAGACTTATCCCCGCTTAATATGCCGCCTGAAGAGCTTAAAAGACGTCTTGAAAAAGCCAAGACGGAACTCTTTTCGCAAAATAACAAACCTCAAGAACTAAACCTTGTGGTTTCATCTCAAGGTGAAGAAGATGAAAATGTGGTTATTAGCAAGAAGTTTTACAATGAGTTAATGGAAATTAAAGACGCCTTGCGCAATCTCTCATTAGCAGTATTGAACCTAGAAAAACATAAATACAATTTAGATGATGCTGTTGAAGAGTGGAAAAAGGATAATCTATAAAAAAGCACCCTAGGGTGCTTTAATTATTTAATATCTCTTCAATTAAACCCTTGGCTTTTTTATGGTCTGGATACAAATGAATTGCTTTCTCTAAATTCGACAAAGCTTTTTCTTTGTTATTATTTTTATTGTATAAAACTCCAGCATTATAAAAAGCATCAGCTGCTAATAGATTAGATTTTTCAACACCTATGCCATTCTCATACATCTCGCCTAGATAAGAAAAAGCAATTGCTCTTTCATGAGGAAAAATAGTTTTAGGTGTTCTTGCGGTAATACCAAAATATTTGAATGTATTTTTACACCCATCCGCATTAACTGTATTTGTTCCTGAGTCATTAGCGGACTTACAAAGGGGGAAATTTATAATGCCGCGATATAAAGGTGCTGATGGATTCCCACTTTCAACTCTGGCATCTAGCTCCTCAAAACTATTTTTATATGTGTCTGCATAAACTTGATTATCTTTTTTATTTTTTATGTCGCTTAAATAAGAAACAATATTCCCAAAAAGCTCCTTATTAGACAAGCTCTTGACATCTGCTGTATTAATATCAGGAAGTGAGGAACTATTGGTTAATTTACTTTCTTTTTGTATTTGAGCCATTCTAGCCTGATGTAACTCTCTTTGTTGCTTTGCATTTTGTACTTGTTGCGCCATCTCTCCACCACGTTGCCAACCATCCATAGCAGAGTCATATGGCGATTTGGTATCTATTGAATAATCAATAGGAGGCATCGAATATGATAATGGCGATACAAGACAAAATATCAATAAGAATTTTTTCATTTATTCTCTCCTCACGAATAAGGAGAGAATATCAGAAAAAACTTAATGAATTCCAAGCTCGTTTGCTATCTTTTGCATTTCAGCTGGACTCACGCCTCTTGCTTTAGCTGTGTCGACAACCTCTTTTGAATAACCATATCCTTTTGTTGCGTAGTTCTGAGCATTTCTATTGGAATGTTGAGCTACTGAATTTGCTGCCTTTGCAATAGCAGCTAATTGCTGAACCACCTGTCCAGTATTTTGACTTAAATCAAGATTCCCTAAAGCATCAGTTACTTTTTTGCCCTCCATCTCTGTCATTGCTCCAAGTCCTTTGAGGCTTTGAGCTCCGATTAAAAATGCTTGGCTTTTTAAAGTATCAACCCTACGAGAAAAATCATATTCAGCTGAGCCGGGGACATTCCTCCATGCCGCATTCCATACCCCAGCACCACTTGCATCAGATAATTTTTTGTAATCCGCAATAAGATCAGCTGCTAGTTTTGCTGTGCTTGCAGCTGTTGAAGCGGCATTAGAAAAACTCTGGGCCTTTTCTAGGCGCTCCATTCTTTGAACAGATGTCTCATTTTTTGCTGCTCTTAATCTTGCTGCTTCAATTTGTTCTTGTTGACTCATTTTGGCAAGCTCAATTTTCCAATCCTGACCCAACTTGTCATAGTTATATTGATTGTTATATTCAATATTTTTGCCTTGATTCTCTACACCAGTTCGGCGGTCTTCTGCTGCTAATGGAATGTCTTTAGTTTGAGCTTCTGTATATGCAGTTTTTGCTTGTATATCTTTAATCTGATAAGGCTGCATTTCACTTGCACGCTGCTCTTCTCCAAGCTTTCCATAGATTTCAGAAAACTTATCTGGATTAGTTGAGGCCATGAGCATACCAATTGAAGTTCGAGCAGCAGACGGATTGTTTTCAATCATCTTGACGTAACCACGAAGTACTCCAGCATCTTTTTTGTTGCCGCTATTTTCATAGGCCGTTGCAGCATCACCAAGCACTTGTTTGGCAATATCAGGCTGATTATTAGCTAGAGCTGCATAAGATTGAGAAGCTAAACTTAATGTATTTTTTCGCTGCCCATCATCCATGGTGTCATAAGCACGTTTAAGGTTTTCAGAAAGCTGTGGGTACATCGTCATAACTTTCGAATAGCCTTCTGGTGTAGGATTGTTTGCAAGATTTGCTAGATCAACATTCATTTGCTGTCTAGCCAACTTATCTTCCTCTGCTTGCTTTAAAGCACGCTGACGATCGGCATATGCTACACCTAACTGTAAACCGCCATTGAACCCTTGTAATGTAGTTTGAACCGGATTAGCTACATCAAGCATATAATTAATAGGCTGTACCATTACTTACTCCTAAAACTTCCTTCCGATGAATGCGCCACCTAATTGACCAACAAGATTCCCAATACCAGCCCATTGATTCGCAGTAGCTTGACCTTGAGCTAGGGCGTTACCCGCTTGCGCTGCACCTGATTGCTGCAATAAATTCCCAATATTATTAGCGGACTGCATCCCAGCATTACCAACCCCTGCTGCTGCATTCTGACCAATTGAGGTTAAGCCGCCCAAATTAGTGAATCTCTGATTAAGCATCTGATTCAGTAAATTCGGGCTAAACTGAGCCAAAGCTGCTTGCATATTCCCGCCACGTAATCCACCCGTAGCAGAAGCATTTTGTCTAAGTGAGTTTTCGCCTTGATTTAAGTAGGTTTGGAACTCTGCACTATTGGTAATATTATTAATCGCGGCTTGTTGCTTATCTGATCCATTCAAGCCAAGTAAATCTTGCTGCCCAGCTAATGCTCCTGTCCCAGCATTCACATATGGCTTCATTAACTCTTGAATGGCATCAAACTGACGCTTTTGTTCATCAATGGCTGCTTGGTTTGACTGAATCTGTGCATCTGCCGCCTGATTAGCAGCATTCTTTTGTGCTTTGGCAGCCTTATTTGATGAGATTAGTCCAAGACCAATGCTACCTGCTGCTACTGCTGCCACTGGCATAGGAATTCTCCTTTCGTTAGTCCAACAAGGAATTGATCAAGCAATTTCCCATCTTTTAAAAATGAAGCCCTATTAATCCCTTCCACATGAAAACCCAACATTTGTGCAAATAGCTTTGCTTTCCGGTTATTTTCAGGAATCCAAGAAATGACCTTTAAATTCTTTTCAAAGATATAGTTAAGGATTAATCTCCCAGCATCAAAGGCCTTAGAACCCCGAAGTGATGGAAGTAAACAAGTATGTATTTCTACAGATAGAGAATTGTGTCTGGCTAGCATAAAAAAACCTTGAAGAACTTCATCTTCTACGACACCTATCCACTCATAAGGGCCTAGATCAATTATTTTTTGATTCTCTGTTGGATCATCACAAATATCTTTTTGAATATGTTCATTTAGGATGATCCTATTGATTTGTTCAAGGTCAACTAAGTTTACTAGGTGCATAGTCACCTCACGTGATTTCTTTTCCTGAAGCACGGATTGAAATTGCTGATGCAACACTAGCTATTGTGCTAATGAAGCTTCCGACATCTAATGTATGACCAACTAATTCTGGACAAACATAAGTTTCACCTACCGCAATCTGCTTATCCTTAATAACCAAATTTGATGAATCTGCAGATCCACCTGAACTGACCAAATTACAACTAAAGGTAACTGGTGATGCAGTTGTATTCGTAACTGTAAACTTATCAATCATCGTTGGAGCACTTGCAGTGTATTGAACAGTTTGAGCATTTTCAGCGAATTTAGATGGAATAATATTTTTTGCTTTTACTGCCATTTTATGTAACCTCAAGATAAAGATTGTCTGACACATTAAGTTGGGTCGGACTAAGAATTAAGTTCTCATGAACAAGTTCGGTTCTGACATTAAAGTCTTGATTGATTTGGCATACACATAAGCTTGAATTTAACAATAAAAGCTCAAGCAGCTGCTTTAATTCGTTTATCTGTGTAAGTGCAAGTGTTGCTTGCATAGCAGCACTATCTGCGCTCAATTGAGCATCAAAACTTGAACCATCCAGATTATTAAGTTCGGTTGGGATTAATCGAAATATTGCTTCAAAAGCCTTTACCAAACGTAAATTGCCACCGCACATAACTTCAAGGTCTTTACGAAGTGGAGCTATAGGATCAACTATTGCCATGATTAAACTCCTAAAGGCTCAATCTGGCCTTCAAGTCTTGCTATTGATAGTCGACTTTCAGACGTACCTGTAAAGCGTTGAATTCGCCAGTTGTTCATATACCCTTGCTGGAACCAAACAAGTCTTTTATCGCGTTGTCCAGTTTTACCAGTGAATATATATTTCGGATTCGACCAATCAAATCCATTAATTGAATATTGAGTACTAATCTTTGGAGCCTCTCCGAATAAAGCTCTCCCATTTAGTACAACAAGCTCTAGCTGATGGAAAATCGCACCGTGTGATTCGTTATATAAAATAGAAGTCGTAAATTCCCACTCTGTTACTTCAGACCAGTGTTCACCTGTTAATGTTGTTAAAACACCAAGCATCTTTTTCCTTGGGTGCCCAACGATCCATTTGTCATAACACCAAACATGGTTACGTGCTAAATATTGGTTTTCACCAAATCCCGAGCACAAAAAAAACCAGACTTGCTGGCTTGTAACTTGTGATGCTGAGGCATCATAAACAATTGTCTTATCTGGCAAATGAATATACAGCCATTGATGACTATCAACCACTCTCGACTCTACAAGACAAGTACTTAATTGATTTTCAGTGTATTGTCCGAGAATCTGATCAACTTCTCTAGTAGCTATTTTCTGGGTAGTCCCATTCGCACTTAAGTAAACTGAAATAGGTTCATTTTTACCACTACCAAGAAAGGCTATTGTATCCAAGAACAAGCAACATGTATTTGCAGCAAGGGTGCCACGCGTTGCCATTGCCCCATCAATCCTACTGAACGGAAAATTCTCACCACCAACATTATCGAAGACTTCAATAGTGTAGCGATTAAGCGCATATACTTCGTTTCGTAACTTGAAAAGTGCATTTATAGGATCTGGATCTGCTTCTGATGACCCATATTTTAATGGATTAACCTCAAATGGGTCAGTCAACTCTGTAACTACTAAATAATTCCCATCAGTTGACATAAAATAACCATCAATCCAAACAACATCTTTCACAGGACCTAAATCACTGTCAGTTACTTGTTTTAATCCCTTATCAGGAGAAAATAAATACAAATATGGACTAGAATTGATTGCTAGATAGTCAAAAGAATAATCAAAATTACAATAACCAGATCCTAGTACCGTACCTAACTCTGTGATCGATGCATCTCTATTTACACGGATAAATTTAGAATCACAAACTCGATAACAGACACCATTCCAATTAATACCTCCGCGATCTATACCAGCTAAATCTGCAAGATGATTAATACCTTCAGCAGGTCTTAAATAGCCATTAGCTAGACCATTTTCTTTGGGAACTGGTATTAAGTTTCGAGGATATGAAGTGCGGAAGTCAGAACTACTATCTGTATAAATACCACTTAAAATTGGGATTTGCATATTTACCCCACTCGATACCACGTTTGTGATGTCTTATCGAACTGAAGCTTAAAGAATCCTGAAATACCTATTGTGATTGGCTGTCCAACTAAAGCTGCACCATTAGGAAAAATGGTTAGGTTTGTAATTTGCTTAGAACTAGTAACGAATAATGCTTGTCCATCTGCTACATCAGGCATCTGAGGAAGAGAAATGGTGCCATTATTTATAGTTACAGATGGATTGATTACTAAATAGGTTCCATTAGGATTATTGTCGACTGGCACATTGAAATCTGCATTAGGATTAAAAAGCTGTATGGAAGCAGAAACGGGATTAACCACAGGAATATTATCGAGTACCCACTTAATTATAATATCTTGGGGTACTGCGCGAAAATCTGTGCAATTCCCTTTATATAAAACGAATTGGTCACCAACACCTAAAGCATCAGTTTCATTAAGACGTCTACTCATTGAAAAACTCCGCATCTTGATTAGGTGCTAAAACTACATTGTCTTGTGTATTAACAATGAATGGATCACATCGTTTATTCCCTGCACCAGAAGGCAGCGAGCAGGCATATTTCATTTGTGGTGGGCGAGAAACAGCTATACGAAGTAAGTTTTCGTAACCTTCTTTTGCAAGTAGTGCTTTTTCTGGTGTTAGGGTCTTACCAAATTTTGAAGCAAGACGCTTTGCTAAATTCAAGTAGAAAGTTTCATAGGCATAATCAGGAATATTACTTTCTTGATCCAGATCACTGCTATCTGCCTCACTTGGCAATGGGTAGCCAATTTGGATTCTTTTTGATGACCACATTGCAGCCATTGCATCCATAGTCCTTCTTGCACTTTCCACCTGTTCAGGCTGCAAATCAAAGACATAAGCAGCCATTCCGATTTCTTCAAATGCTGTTTCGATAATTTCCCGCTTAGTCCATGACATGGTTACTCACCTTCTGTGGGGTAAAGGCTTTCAAGCACAAGGTTAACGAGAACATCTTTACCATCCCGTGAGCCATATTTAATGCCCTTCTCGTCAAGAATGGCTTTTAGTTCACCTGCATCCATTGCTGAATATTTGTAGGTGTCATTCTCTTTTTTGAGCCTATTGATTTGAACAATGTACTCACCTGTAGCCGTGGCAAGTTGCTCTTCAAGAAATTGGTTTTTCTTTAAAGCTTCAAGGAGTTCTTCTTGAACCTTTTTAAGTTCACCACTTGAACCAGCCACCTTTCCAACAACTTCAATTCCAGGTTCTTTTAGTTCTGAGTAATGAACGTAACCTTCTTCACGCAAATGCTGTTCGTGATCTTCACCATCTGCAATCACATGTTCATATGATTTAGTGTCGCCACGATATAAAGCTTTAGGATATTCATCTGACATTTCAGCCTCCAAAAATGACGACGCCCGCATATAGCGGGCATTTGTCGTCACTAGGTTAGATTAGGTTTGGTTAAATAACTCAATACCAGCCATTTCTGGATTCACCATTACAACACCAAACATAGTATCTAGACGATACTTAGTCTTCATTGTATTGATGTCATATTGCTTCTGGAATACCAGCTCAATACCTTGGTCTGTAGTTGCGCGTAATACAGCAGCACCTGCATTTGTAGGAACTGCATAGCGAGCTGGAATCAATTCAATTGCATCACGATGCCAGAAAGGGTTTGCATATGCTGTTGCAGTGTTAAGCATAGTTATAACTGCACCATTTGCTGGTGTAGCACTCACATTCTGATATTGCTTTTCAGCTTCAGAAGCGCCTTGAGCTGACACAATTGGAGGTGAAATCACAATTGATGTCGGACTATTCACTTTAACAACACGGAAAGTTTTTAGCTGACCAGTTGGTTGTTTAGTGATTTGGTGTACTGATTCAACTCCAGCGATAGTGAATGCATCGCCTTCTTTCAGTGCTCCACCAGTCACAGCCACATTAAGTGTTTGATAACGGTTATCAACGTTACTAACTTCACCAGTAGCAGCCACTGAGGTTGCTTTAGGAACATAGAACTGGTTAGCAGCACCAATCGTAACACCTGTTGCTGTTGCAGCACCAAGACGCTCAGAATAATCTAGCTTGAATGCATCAAATCCAGCTACGTCACCGATATAAGCTCGGTCATAAGCAGTCTGAACCTTACCAACAACATTTTGACGCTTAGCCAAGTCACCAGCCATTGAGTTGTAGTCGCGAGTTGCCAAAGCAATACGACGATCATTCATTGGGATGCCTTGCTCATTCATGATTGCATCAGCAAGCGCCACATCATCAAAGCCAGTTGCTGCACCTGTACGCTTAACAACTAACGTACCTTGTAATGACGCAACTTTAGAAACAGCCAGGTTGATATCAGAAGCAAGTTTTTGCTTGGCTGCATCACCTAACCGGTTTTCTTGCAATTGGTCACGAAGTTCTTGAGCATCAAGAATCCAAGGGCTAGATTTTTTATAGCCAATGGTTGCTGGCACAGATAACTGTGTTTTGTCTTTGAAATTGCCTGTTTGGTCCATGCCATCATAAGAGGTGGCAATGTAAGGCATTGGACGCCAAATCGTGTTGTTGGAGCGTTCAGCTTCTACATCACTCATGCGGTATTTATTAACTAACTTTGATAAAACAAGTTGGTCTTGGAAACCTTCCAACATGTCCTCAAAGGCAACGCGTTCTTCTTTAGAGAAACTATTAGACATTATTGCCTACTCCATTATTGATTTTGTTTAAGCTTTCGCTTGTATTCATTAACTTTGGTGTAATCGCCTGTCTTCTCAGCGTCTGCGCGGAGTTTTGCAAGCGTGTTGTCAACTGAGCCACTTAAAGCAGCAGAGCCGCTTGGCTTACGTTCTGGACTAGTTGAAGGTTTTCGTGCTGTCATCTTGATCTGAGCGTCAATTTTTGCTGCTGCAAATGCGAATAGAATCGGGTCAGTAATTGCTGCCAATTCTTTTGCTTTTTGAGGGTTTTTACCTAGGTGATAGATAAGGAGTTCGGGCTTTTCTGCTGCGTGAATCAAAATACCTTGTTGAGTTTGAGATAGCGCATCTCGCGCAAGCTCTTCTGCCTCGTCAAAGTCTCTTACTTTTGATTTAATTGCAGTCTTTTTGGATTCATAGCTATTGAGCTTGTCCTGCCAAACCTTCTGAGCTTTCTCCTGCTCTTCTTGCTTCTTGCGTTCTTGCTCTTTTAGCTGAAACTTACGATCAACCCAGTTTTCTAAAGCTTCGATATATTCAGGATTATCTTCGTCGTAGCCATAATCTTCTAATTTAGGCTTCTCGCCTAACTCAATAGTTTCTGGTTTGTTTTGCTCATTAAGCTTGGCTTCAAGCTCTTTGATTCGACGGTCAGACTCTTTCTTTTCTCTGCGAAGTTCCTTCACCCACTTAGGTGCAGGTTGTCCATGAAAATCATCTTCATCCTGCTCTTTTGGCTTTTCATCACCTACAACAATGTCAAACTCACCTTCATCTTCTTGAACATCTTCACCACCATTTGATTCTGGATCATCTCGACCTTCATCTTCATGATTGTTTTGACCTTCATCAAAGTTCTCGTTTTCAAGTTCGTTTTGCTGCTCTAGATCTTGTTCAGACATTTTGTTGCACTCCCTCACTCATAGGCTGAGCGGACGCCATATTTTGTTGTGTTGCTTGGTTTATTTGCTGAACCATATCTAACGTTGCTTGTTGATCATCTCGATCCATTTTGGCTAACGTAGCTGCGGTATCAGCACGGGTTTTTTCTGCATCAGCAACCACTTTAATTGTGTCTGCTTTAGCTTTCTGAGCTTTGGCAGAGGCTTCTGCTGCGGCTGCTTCTAAATACTGCGCATTTGGATCAGGTGGCTGATTCTGCGCTGCAGCAATCATTTCCTGTTGTTCCTCATCGGTAGGTTCTACAACACCCAACTGCACTAAATATTTGCGGTAGTAATTGCGGAAATCTTTTATTCCTTCGCCTTCCATGTTCATGTAAATCATTGCAAGCAGAATCTTCATGTCTTGCGGATCTTGCGTATATGGAAGTAAGGCTTGTAATTGACGAACGATTGCTGATTTCTTGCTTGATGAAGTTGGACCAACATCAACACCCACATCGAACGATGCTTTAGTTAAGTCGTTTTCATACTCGATACCACTTTCACCAATTACTGGTCTCGATAGCTCTGCACTATCCACTTCATCCTGCTTTCCAATCGTCTTCATTCGACGACCTTCTTCAACATAAAGTTCTTTAGCCATCGATAGCCAAATAGCACCACAGCGCTTGATAGCTTTTGCAAAGTTATCAATGTAAATGTATGACTGCATTCCAAGCTGGTTTTGGACTAGATCAATTGCCTCTGCACTCACATTTGCGTTGATCTTTTCACCTTGTTCTTGGTTGCCGAGAAGTTCTCTAATGTCTCCATCTGTTAACTGAAGCAAAGCCGCCAATGAAGGTGGGACCTGAGGTGGCTTCGTATATGACATTGGACCTTGAGCAATAATCTGTCCGCTTGCATCTGTTAATGGATTGGCAAGTAAGTATGGGTTGTTGTCAATATTGTCATTTGCCCACATATGCTCCAATCCAGCGACCTGTTCAGGTGCCATGATTGGCTTTTCAATTGGCGATAGAGCTGCAATTTCACCTAATCGGCTAAGCTGCATATTCTTGAGGCGCTGAGCATCTTTACAGAGGCGCACATGGCCCATGCAGCGCTCAATATTGTCAATGAACCAACGTTTTCCATAAACAGGAACAATCGGAATATAGCGACCTGCAATGTACCCACAATCTTCAAGAACTTCTGAGCCACTCATCATGTACTTATGCACTTTGCGACGCTCAAGCGTTTTTACTCTTAGTTCTTGTGCACCAGTTGCATTAAGACGCTCCAAAATAGAAGGATCATCTTCAAGTTCATCAGCCATGTGACGCTGTTCAGTGCCGTCGATTAACACAAAGATGTGTTGTTTCTCTTTGACTTTCTCAACAACGTAGTATTCAGCTACATAAACAATGTCAGGCGTACACCAATCAAATTCAGAATTGGAAATGTCTTTATTCCAGCTCGCAGGATCATCACCATATTCATCTTTATAGGCATCATGAGTCATTGAAGTTAGAACAAAACAGAAGTTAGCATCTGCCTTGTCTTGGCGCTTAGCATCTAAGTCAAAGAACACGCATGAATCAGCATCAAAAATAGGTTCAATCTTGATGCGTTGACGTTCATTTTCTTCGTCTTCTTCATCCTCTTCACAAGCACGTAAGCGGAAAGCTCCAAACCCACCGCCTACAGCTTCTTCAAAAGCATTGTCGTATGCTTCTTCCGCTCCTGAATCCTGTTCATCTGCCCTGTACAAGCCATCGCAGGTATCTGCTAGCTCATCATTCTGTGAACCGTCTTTAGAAACGAAATCTACTGTGATTCGGTTATTTCGATATTCATTAATAATTCGAATGACAGCCAAGTGGATTTTATTGACTTCAAACTTCGGCTTATTTGCGAATTGCTCGCCTAGCTTGCCTTCCCATTGCGCCCCAGCGATTGAATAAAAACGACGATCCTCTAGACACTGTTGACGTTCATCACGCACAGCACTTTGAATTTTGTCGAATTGAGCTTTTGCACGGGCGTGAATGGTCGCAAGTTGTTCTTTTTTAGTCACAACTTGACCTCACTTAAATTGAATTATTACCAGCAGTGTGCTGTTGGAATTACTGTTACTTTTGGTTTTTTAGGTTTGCCAACAAGTCCTTTTTGAACTGCGTGTCGTCGCATCATGTATGCATAACGGGCTGCATCAAGAACATCATCACTAACCTTGACGATCTTTCCTCGCTCATCGCGGTGATACTGGAGAAACTCATCAAAAAATGCTCTAAGTCCTTTAAAAACTTTCCATTGCCCTTTACGCATCAGATCAAGTATTTCAAATAACCCTGCTTCAACACCATTTGAACCATCAGGCCAAGTTGCATGCTCATGAAGCATGTTGAAACCTGCTTCTTTGTAATAAGACTTCTGTTGGTTACCTGAGCTTTTTTCAGTCTGGAGACCATCTAAAGGCCATGCTGTTGGCACGCCTTGAGCCCACGACTTAACTGCACCCCATGCATCATTTGGCGATACTTGGCGCTGTTTCCATGCATGTGTGACATAAACAGTTTCTGTTTCCAGATCAATTGCAAGCTGGACTTGTGCTTGTGGGTGATCCCAACCAAAGTCCATCCCATCAATAACCATCCAGTGATCTGGAATCTCAAACGGATCACATGTGATGAAATCTTCACTCAAATCATAGATACGACCATGACCAAGCATTGGCACACCTTTAGTTCGCATTTCCCTTTGATGCGGTGGGAATGATTCAAGAAGTGTCTGTTTAGTCTGCTCAGATAAGTGTGTTACATCATCCCAACCGGCTTGAATGAGATACTGACCTTTTGATGGAGTATCCATAAACTGAATAACAAGCTCAGTGCGACCATTCTCTGGGGTGAAGGTTAATATGCCTCGTCCACCCTTACCTTGATCACCTGTTGCAGTACGCGTTAAAACTTGTGGGAAAATCTGTGAATCTTTTGGCTCTTCGTCAATGTGATACCAATCTACACTATCACCCATTAAGGCGTGTTGCCCTTGCGAGTAAGACCATAGCTGAACCTTAGAGGCTTGGTACTGAACATCACCACCACCACCATGGCGCACATAGACAGTACGCATTGCATTAGGCGTACCAGTCATAGATTCATGTTCAAGAATGTATTCAGGTGGAATTAACCCACCAATCCAATTGTTCTCAATACGTCTGCCAAAAATAGGCGTCTGCAATAGGTCTCGGATCTTTTCGCCAGAGTACCCTAACAACCAAATCAAAGGGGCCTTATCAAAGGTATGTCCATCCCACCAATCAGGGTAATGCCCAAGTGCGTGGATAGTATCTACGTAAGTACCAGTCATTGTTTTACCAACACGGTTGGCGGCCATTAACATGACTTGTGAATACTGGCTCGTTGCTCTGATTAGTTCTTTCTGAAATGGGTAAAGTTTTGCGCCAAAATCTTTATATCTATATTCTTCAAGGCGTCGTGCCTTTTCCTCAAGCAATGCTAAATATTCAAGCTTCTCCTCTCTTGTCATTTGGCATCACCTTATTTTCAAGCTCTTTGATGCGCTTATCTAAGTCATCATCGGCTAATTGTTTAATATCAACTTTTCCTGAATGTTCGTGTTGAACTTTGTCTGTAAAAATATTCATGTGCTTACCAAGTAGTTCATTGGCTTTGTTTGCAGCAGAAAACTCACCCTCTGCCATAGCTTGTTCAGCAATGTCTCTAAGGTTTTTAATTACCATATACTGATCAACACGAAGGTCAGCCATTCGTTCTAGATTCAGATATGCAATCCGATCTTGAACGTCCTGACGCTTAAACACATCCCAAGCATTCTGACGTTTCTCATAACCGGCAGCTAAGCCCGCCTCAGAGATCCTTAACTTAGGGTTTGCAATATATTCTTGGCAGAACTTTTCATGACGCTCGTTCTCTAGAGGTTCTGCGCCTTTGATTTGTTCTTCCATTGGTACCTCTATTCAATAACTCTTGCTAATTCGATTTTTTCTTTGCCAACTTTGGCTAAATATTTTCTTAACTTTGACATCGCCTGCTTTTCGGTCTTAGCAAATACAGTGAAAAGCGGTTCTGTTGTTCCTAATTCAACCCAATGATATTGATTCATCACTACTCCAACACATACTTAAGATCATCAGGCGTTTCCAAATAACACCCGTGTTTATTACAGAAGGCGTGAATGTCGTTTAGGTATTCAGTGAATTGAGCTGTACTTGCATCTGTAGTGCTCATTAGCTCGCATAGGCCGTTTGCTACATCTTGATAGAGAGGATGCTTAGAATCCTTCAATTCTCTAACCGCTTTGAACGTTTTCTTGTATTGGCCAACGTCATCACGATCATAGATTTTTGATAAGAAGTTCTTTTTAAAGAACAGATGCTCGTAATCTTTGTCTGTTCCCTGCTTCTTCGCCCACTGATTAAGCCACATCCAGTACAAACGGTTTTGAGCCTTTGAGCGATCTTTCTCTTGTGGTGCGATTAGAACTACTAACGGCTTCCCTTCGTTCGCAGCTTTGCCATGATTCACATTAAGAAAGTTCGTAACTGGTGAAATGTCATAATGGTTCTTAACAACTTGTCGGAATTCCATTTTGACCTCACTAATTACCATACACCTTCATTACAGCCATACAAATAAAGAAGGCCACCATGACAATAACGTTTGCAATATCACTACTTTTCATTTTGACCTCGCAATAAAAAACCACCCGAGGGTGGCTTAACAACCTGTTGGCTGAGCTACCGCACGAACTAGAGCCATGATGCCTGTCTGAATGTCAGTTTTCCCAATAGCAGCCCAACGCAAAGGCTCAGCGTCTTTGAAACGTTCATATTCTTGCCATTCAGCACTTGCAAAGTCATTTGGAGCTAACTGGGCGCGTTTAGCTGCTGCTTGTTTAACTTCTAAATCTGTGTTTAAGCGGTTTGCCAATTCAGCCTGAAGTGTAAGTAGTTCTGCACCTTTTTCTTTGATGCGATTCATTAGGTCAACTTCTTCTTGAGAAAGTTCACGATAGCCTTTGATTTTACGATGTTGGTTTTCCATTTTAATTCTCACAAAAAAAGCCCGTCATTTCTGACAGGCTCTGCATTTCAGGACTTAAGACTTATCTATCCATAATTAAAGGTAGATGTCTTTCACGTTAGTCTCGAGATGTGGTGTTTAACCACGATAATCATCATTGCCGTAGTTTTCAAGCTTAATTAAATCTTCATGTGTATCTGAAAGTAAAAGCTTAAATGATTTGGCCAATTCAACCAGGTCAGCAGCACGCGCACTGACTTCTGGAATATTAGTGTGATTGATAATGCATTGGTTTTCGGCAATAACCTTTTCTGCAAACTCGAATGCTCGTTCAATCATCTTAGATTTTGTTGCTTTAGTTCCCATCAGAAAACCTCTTCATTGTTATTTAAATTAAGCATCCGCTCTGTTTTTTCTAACCACTGATCAAACAGCAATTCTGATTCTTGTCTTGTGCCTAGTTGATATGTATCGAATAGGAAATGGCACTTATGGCAGAGAGGCACAGTGAAGGCATCTGACGCTTTTATCCCTTTACCCTTGCCATGCTTACCAGAATTAGAATGAGCCGCTTGTGAGTGAGGATAGCCGCATCTAACGCATGGTAATTTTCTTATTACAGCAAGTCGCTTAGCATCACGCATTTTTAAGGTTCTGTTTGATGTTAGCAATCTGAGCATCAATGTCTCTGATTCGGCGTTTGCAGTCTTCTTTGAACTGATGTGTCGCATTGAGATGATTCAGATTTTCCAGATTAAACCGATCTTTGTAGAGCAAATCTAAATTCTTCTTCGCTTCGATTGTGTCCATGTTCACCCCAATCCAATGCCGTCTTTGCCTATGCCATATCCATCCATTGCTATTCTCCAAAAAAGAAAACCCCGTCAAACGACAGGGCTACAAACACTTAATCTTTCCACACTTTCTGCATTCTTTCTGATTGAACATGTCTGATTCATATTCCCATACATGTTTGCAAAAGACCTGCTTAATTATTCGGAGCATGTGAACCTCCTACAATCTGGTATTCCAGATCTTAACTGCAAGATTTACAACTTCTCTTTCATTTTCCCAATCCACATAAATGCTTTCTTCACTTAATGGATGATTGGGCCAAGTTGTAATATGTGTGCTAGGGCTTTGCGAACCACACTCATGACAAAATGCACGAGCAGACCAAACCACACCATGTTCTTTCAAGTCGTGAGAATCTGAATCTACAGCTAAGCCATGTGCGTATCCGCAAAAAGGACATGGTAAGCCTTCAATGTCAGGGCGCATATTATTGTCTTGATCAGCATGCCAAGTATTGCCCATTTCGAATGCTCCAAAAAGCAAAAAAGCCCACGATTAAGTGAGCTTTTGAAATAACGCTAGTGAACCTGACTACTCAAGCGCACTATACCAGAAATATATCATTACGCGTTTAAACGGTCAAGTTATTGCTTTGTTGGATCAGATTGTTTGTAAGAAATAATGGCTTCATATTCTGTGCTTCCTTCTTCACTAATTCTTATAACCTGTACTTGTAATAGCTCACCCTCATATGCTTCAAGAAACTTATTAATTTTTTCCTCAATTGAATGCATGGTATATGCATTAAATGTTTTTACTAAATTCACCCTTTTACTCCATTATTAGAAAGTTATATTTACCAAGAAGATAGAATCTAGCACAACTAACCATGATATTCACTTGGCCTTTAGACTGATTAGTGATTGCTGCAACTGCACTCAAAGAACGGTTCTCAACCTTATGCTTAACGAGGCACATCACTGCAAACTTAGTCGTGTAATCAACCTTATCTGACTTAAACACACCTCTAAGCAATGATTGAATGTGATCGGCCTCAAAATCATTAATCTCACAACGGATGTAAGACTTACCTCGTGGCACTTCTTTCCCTGCTTCACGCATCAACCAATAGATCTGATTGATATGCAATCCGTCTGGCAAATCCCCTCCTTTCATGCGCACAGTTTCACACCAAGCGCCGAACTGTTCTAGCCATCCATCAATTGTGTATTTATTCCAATCCATTACTGGTGTTACTACTGCTGCGTTCATACCGTCACCTTAATTTGTCTTACATTGTTTTAGTTTTTGCATCTCAATTAGCTGCATTTGCGCGTTGTGTACTTGTGTATTAAGTGACCATTTCTCTACTGCATACATAGAAAGAAGGTATATACAAATCACTGTTAACGCATACAGAAGATGTTTATCAAATCCATCCATCACGCCACCTTCAACCGTTTCATTGCTTCTTCAATCCAATTGAGCACTAAGCCGCTTTGAACTTGCTTAGTAGTGCCACGAATTACCGTCCATCCGTGAATAGCTGCAACTGAGTATTTCTCACAGTCTGCTGTGTAGCCTTCGCCTCTGGTGTGGCGTCCATTGCTGAATGCGCCACCTTCTACTTCCACCAGGATCATGTATCCTTCAATTCGGAAGTCAGCCTTCCATCTACGCTCAGGATGAAATCTAAACTCCTGCTCATAAGCGATCTTCATCACATCTAGTTGACGGCAAAGCATTGCTTCGCCTTTGCTAACACCTTGTCTATGCTTCAATGGCACGTTAGAACGCGCCACTGGTTTAGAACTTTTCCTTTGAGCCTCTTTGAATGTGGTCATTTGACATACTCCATAATTAAGCGAATAACCAAAAACACAGTTAATGTCGCAGCTATCACTCCCCAAGCAAAAAAGAATCCTCTGCCAAACCACTCCATAATTGCAGGTGTTGAAAGCTCTCCGTTGTACCAACGCCATGCATACTTGATTGATACAAATAACGCCGCACCGTAGATGATTGCTATCGCAAAGTCTTTCATCCTTCCCCCTTGAGCGCTTGCTCTATATCAACCACAAGATCAGGTGATTCGTCATAACTGCCTGTGTAGTATTCAGTTAGCACTGCTAATGCAGCATCCACCCGCTTTTGCAGCTCGTCACCATAGTTACGTGAACTAGTAAGCTCTTCTTCAAAAGCCTTTACTCTTTGACGTTGTAGCGATAATTGGGTTTGCAGCTCCTCCACTTTCGCTTGCTGTGACTGTTGACCAGCCTCATAAGCAATACGGCAGCAATTGGCATGAACTAAAGCCAAATTGCCTTGCTTGCCCATCCATTCGTTAAATGTCATTGGTTTATCCATCTCAAACATCCCTCGATTTGCAATTTGGCGAAATGCGGTTTTCTATGGGGAAGTCGTCGCCTAATGTGTCCGAATCCACAAAAGAACCCCCAACCCGCGCAAAACCAATCATTGCCGCATAGCAATCAACACACATTCTTGGCTGTCTTATTTCGCTATTTGAATAAAGCTCTGGAGAGCCACAATCGATGCAAACACCTTTAAACTCACTCATGGCTGGCTCCTTTCTCAAAGAAAAACACCACTGGTTCAGATTTAATTTCAATCAAACCAAAACGAAGTAAATGACGCGCATGTGTGCTATCACGTAGTAACTGCACATCACGATAATGAGTCAGCATTTTTCGCCAACCTTCCAAAGGCATTGACGACTTGTTTGTATTGCAAGGAACACAAGCAGGATTCATGTTTTCTAAAGTATCGTTTTGCGGTCTAGTCATTTCACCCGTAATTAACTTGCCGCCACCAACATGAATTAAATCGCGCTTCACTGCTTCGATATGATCTGCATGCCACTTATCACCAAGTAACTCACCGCAATAGGCACAATGGCCACCGAACTTCTGCTTAAGCTCAGCACGTTGACGTTTAGTTAGTTTCATCCCCGCCTCCGTATATTGATTCGTATGCTGCAATAGCGGCTAGCAATGGCTGGTTATATACAAAACAATCTTTATGAGCTTCTGAACGTGCTGCTTTTATTCCACCTAAGCTGTTTACTAAATCAACTGACTCCACCAGACGCTTGAGGTCGGAAAGGCTGTATGCCAAATCAAGTGGATTACATTTCCCAAAATATTCAAGCCATTTGCTATAGCCATTGCTCCATTTAAACCACTTGCCATCATCTTCACGTTGTGAAAAGTACATCTCGCCATCTAAACAAGGGATAACAAATTTAGAGTGCTTTGGGGCTTCTTCTAAAATTCGGTTAACCTCTGGCAAACCCTGCTCACGAATAAACTGTTCTGGTTTCATTGCTGTTCTCCGTCACGTTTAGTAATGGCTTCCTGCTTGAGCTGGTCTAGCATTTTCAGCTTTCTTAATTTCTCGTAGAGGTTTGCTGCTGCTCTTGTTTCTTCATTACGAGTACCGAGGTTGTACGCTCTACGCAGCTTCATCATTGAGTTGTAATCTGTAAATTCGATCATGCTTTCAGCTCCCCTTTAACATTCAGCAAGTCCTTTGCAAACTGAGTTGCTTTGTAAGTTGCGTATGAGTCCTTTTCCAAGTAGCCGCTTTTAATTAATTCCTGCACATAGCACTGGATAGTGTTGTTGGGCGCATCTAGCACATAGTCATGCAAATCCTTCATCGTGAAAGGTTGTGTTGCATGTGTAGCGAATAACAAAATGTCAAAAATGTTTTGGAATGCTTTAACTCGTTTTATTGCTTTCACGCTGCACCTCCGACAATCAAAGCTGATTGAGGCGGGTTTGCTTTAACTGCACGCTTCAAAGCTGCACGTTGATTGCTTAATGCCTTAGCTTCTTTGCAAAACTCACAACGACATTTGAATTTGTTGTATCCGTAGACTGTCCCATGAGTGAATTTAGCTTCGTACTGCTCACCGCCAATTTCCTCAATCCAATCTAGTGTTTGCTTATCATTTGCTAATCTCATGAGAACACTCCTACTGGACACATAAAGACAATTTCGATGCCGCCATATGAAGGCTTGTTGAATGTCTTAAGTTCTTTATTAATCACTGACTCAATATGCTTTTTCGTTTCAGTCTTGAAGTTGAATGCGCGTTTGAGAATTACTCTTGAACCATCTATCGCCTCTACGTTGAATTGCATCTTCTGGCGATCGATCGAAGTTACTTGCACTTGTACGCTCACGCTGCACCTCTCTCTTCCACTGGGAATGACATGCCTACGAAACGACAAATATCTAAGCGATCCTGAACCTTTACAGATCCACGCTTACCGTGACGGTTTTTAGCAATGATTAATTCAGTTACACCTGTAGGTGCATTTGTCTCTTTTTCGAGTAATGGGTGGACCATGATAATTTGGTCTGCATCCTGTTCAATTTGACCTGAGTCTTTAAGGTCGCTTGCAACAGGTTTATGTCCTTCTGCTGCTCGGTTGAGTTGAGCTAATGCAATTACTGGACAATCAAACTCTTTAGCCATAGCTTTTAAATCACGGCTAATTGATGCAACTTCTTGAACGCGATCTTTTTTAGATGGGTCACGGATTAAGCCCAAGTAGTCCACAATGATGCAGCCTAGAGTCTTATATTTGCGTTTTGCTTTACGCGCATAGCTTTGGATTTCAGAAATTGTTGGCTTCTGCTTCTCTTCAATAAAAATTGGAAGGTTGCGGAACTGAGCTATCGTGCCAGTAAGCTTTTCAAACATCCCGTCATAAATTTCCCCGTTGTGAAGATTGTTATATGGGATATGCCCTAATGCTGAGATCATGCGGTTGGTTAGGGTTGGTGTGTCCATCTCAGCAGAGATAAATAAAACAGGCATGTTGTAGCGCTTAGCAGTTTGCATTGCACACATCTGCGCGAGTGTTGACTTGCCACTACCTGGACGACCACCAATAACACAAAAATGTCCTTTCTCGATTGTGCCAAGAAGGTTATCTAAGTGAGGAATATTAAATTGAACTCCAATAAACCCTTTTTCTTCCTTCTGGGCGATTTTCTTCTCGAAACGTTCTAAAGTTTTTTCTAAGGCTTGATTGAAATCAAAACCAGTTTGCTTCTGTTCGATAGTGCTACTTGATGTGCTGAATAGGTTCTCAGCTTCAAGGTAAATATCACTTACTGTTAAGTCTTTTGCCCGTCCAGCAATGGCAAGCCCAATGCCTTCAACTTCACGGTGATTTTTTAACTTTGTTAATTCAGCAACAAAGTATTCAAGGTGATGCACACTACCTATAGCGCTGTTTAGTTGAATTAAATATTCTTCACCGCCGATATCGTTTAGCAGATTTCTTTCTTGAAGATGCTTGCCAACGAATACAGCGTCATATGGCATATCAGCATTTGATAACTCAACAATGGCGCGATAAATGATTTTGTGCCGTCCAGCGAAGAAATGTTCCTCAGTCAAATCGTTTGCAACTACTTCAAGTGAGTTGCTTGTTGTCATGAGTGCAACAAGAACACTCTGCTCAATAGAAATATTTTGGATATCAGAACTCATTACCAATCCCCATAATTAAGATCAGCATTTTTCATATCTGCTGGTGTTTGTTGTTGTGCAGAACCATTCAAAGTTTCAAATGCTGGCTTCCAGTTGTAACGACTAGCAAACCCAATCCACGATTCACTCAAAACAATACGAGCTGCATCATTAGTTGAAATCCCTGCATTGCAGCTTTCGTGGTAATGCTTGATCACAGCATCAAGAGTTAATGGTTTTTTAAGGGTCTTACGGTATTCATTGAATCGTTTAGCAACCTCAAGATCTAAACCGATAGCGACAAGAGCTTCACATGGTTTCTTCCCTTTCAAGATTTTTTCAAGCTCAGCCGTGCTTAACTTACTATCTGTAGTAATCTCTGTAGTATTCTCTGTATATGTGTCACCCTCCAGGTTGGGAGGGTCTTCCCTGTAGGGTTGGAGGTCATGACTTTCAAGTGAGGAGGGTCCTACCGTAGAAGTTAGGAGGGTGGTCACTTCAAAGAGAACATGGGCAACTAATTCAATGAACAAAACATTGCTAAGTTTTTGACCATTTACATCTACAGAGCGGAAGTGACGCTTGATCACGCCGAACTTTTCAAGACGATCTAATGCTTCTTTAACTTGCTTCCTTGAGAACCCAAATTGATCTGCTAGACTCTGATATGAGCGTTGCAATAAATCAGCTTTGAATTTTTTCTTTACCGAAACGATATGCCCAGAATCTTCATCACGGACAATAGTTGGACGATGCCAATAAACAATCTCTGAAAGCAAAATGACCGCATTTGTATCGGGCTTTCCATTTTCCAATTTGAAAGTATTAAACCAATTAGCAGGAATGACATTGCCTTCAATATTGAGGCTGGCAATTTTGTCTACAACCGGATGACCTGTGGTGTATAAGCTCATACAACACCACCTTGCTTAAATTCCTTATACAGCTCATCAATTTCTTCAATGAAGAAACTATCTAAATCAGAGTCATATAAGCGTTTTAAAGCTCCATATCGATTTACAAACTCAGGGTACTTAGATTCGTACCACTGAATAAATTTAAAAGTGGTTTTACTCATCTAGTTCCCCTTCTCTACTGTTTCTGCTAATATTGAATAGTTCATATGACTTACCTCGTTTGAACACTAAGCCTGATTGTCACCATCAGGCTTTTTCTTTGTATCCAAGCTCAAAACACATTCCGAAATCTTCAATGTCATCTTGAAAAAGATCGTCAATGGTTTGCTTGCTTTCCATCCACGCTTTTGACATCACAAAAAGCGCATTCAGCTTTTCTTCACTAATCATTCGATATTTCTTGAGTACAGTTTTAAATCCAAGAATATCCAATAGCACCAAACAGCTCTCAAGCTCAGTCAAACCATTGGATTTCCTATCATTTTTCATCCGTGATAATGTGCTTGGATCAATGCCCAACTGTTCAGCAACCTGACTTTGATTGCTTGATGCAAGGGCTTGCAAAACTCTAGAAACTTCATTTCTAGCCCTTGCACTCAATTCGGTTGATACTTTGCTCATGGTTTAGTTCCTAAGCGGTTGTAGTAGTTCGTTTAATTGGCTCTTTGCCACTTGCTAAGTCTCTGATTTGGTATTCGCGAGCTAAAGGGATTTTTTCATTAGGCCACTGATAAACAGCAGGTGGCTCAATTCCTAATAACTTTGCTAAGCCAACACCATTCACACCAAGCAACTTATAAGCTTCCTGTTTGGTCATTTGCTCAACCTCAAAAATAAGATTTCTTAGTATTAAAACAAAGATAACTTATTTTTGCAAGATGTAAGATAACTTATATGAAGAAACTAGAAACTATGGGTCAGCGTATTCGCGCCTTACGAAGAGAAAAGAAATTAACTCAAGGCGATTTGGCAAAAATCGTCGGGGTTAGTGCGCCTAATGTCACTGGTTGGGAGAAAGATGCATATGCACCTAAAGCTGATCCTTTAAGTAAAATGGCCGCTTATTTTGGTGTGTCCACTTCGTATATTACAAATGGTGATGAAAGTGGTCCTCAATTGGACAACAATGCTGTTCAATTAAATGTTCTAGATATCGAAGCGTTTAAGAAAAAATACAATATTCCAGATAGTGAAGATGCTGTTAAGTTTGTTCAAACATCAGATAAGCCATTCCCTATTCAAAAAAGATATGTCCCTGTTAAAGCCTATTCAAAGATGGGTATGGATGGGTATTTCACAGATATGGGTTACGAAGGTAACGGTGGTGATGGTTATGTTCCAACTCACTCAGCAGGACCAAGAGCCTATGGCATTAAAGGCACTGGCGACTCAATGTTTCCAGCAATTCGTAATGGCTGGTATGTTGTATGCGACCCTGATGCAGATCTTGTGCCGAATGAGTTTGTTCAGGTGTGCTTGAAGGATGGAAGATGCACAATTAAAGAATTTGTTGGCATAAATGGCGGGGTTTTAAGCTTACTTTCTGTGAATGGCGGTGAGCGATTTTTCTTTGAAATGGACGAGGTTGAAAGTATTACCGCTATTACAGATATCGTGCCGCCAAGTCAGCACAGACAAGAACATCCTTATTCGCATTAATCACAGGAAGACTTATGGACAACTCTAAACTACCAATCAACCAGATTATTGCTCGCATCAATGATGCTGCGAAACATGGTGAAGCTTTGGTGCTAACCGCCGAAGAAGTGAAGATTCTTTCTAAAGATATTGGCGACAAAGTCTTTATTCCTGTGCTTACTAATGAGCAGGTCGTGCAGTTGGTAAAAGAAGGAAAGCTAGGCCAGAAAATTAATAACACCAAAGATTAATAAGCTGTGAACCCGACACAGTCCTAGAACAGATCGGGTAAAGAGAGAATTATGACCGCTGAAATTGCAATTTTAAATCCACATGGTGTGGCATTAGCTGCGGATAGTGCAGTAACTATCGGATCTCAAAAAATTATTAATAGCGCGATTAAGCTATTTTCACTTTCCAAAACAGAGCCTGTAGGCGTAATGGTTTATGGAAATGCTAATTTATTAAATATTCCTTGGGAAACTTTAATTAAGATTTATCGTAAAGAACACGCAAAAAATCGTTTTGAAAAACTCGAAAATTATGCGGAAAGTTTCTTATCTTTCTTGAAAGCAAGAGTAACTATTTTTGACCTAAATATCCAAGATCAATGGCTTGAAAAGCAAATAATTTTTATTTTTGATTTTATAAAAAACCAATTACAAAATGATGTAACACAAAAGATTGTACGAGGAGAATCTGTAACTGCGGATGATGAAGAAAAATTTATTATAGAAATTTTAACAAAAATTAGGGATTTCCATTCTGGTTATGAACCTACATGGTCAGGAGACATTTCTCCTGCAAAATCAAAAATAGAATTAGTTAGCGAACCTATAATCAAACATTACTTTAAGGAATTCTTGAAAAATAGTGATGTAATTTCACTGCTTAATGAAATTGTAATTTTAACTGTAACGAATAATGGCTTTATTGAAGCATCTACTGGATTAGTAATCTCAGGGTTTGGTGATGATGATATTTTCCCTTCAGTAATTACTTATCAAATCTCTGGATACTTTGAAAACACACTAATTTACAAAAAAGATGAAGAGAAAACTATTGTTAATACAAATTCTGGAATGAGATCTGGAATTATTGCTTTTGCTCAAGAAGATGTAGTGCAATCTTTTATTAGAGGATTTGATCCAGAGTTACATCAATTCACCATAGAATATTTAGATTCAATGCTTACGGAATTTTTGAAAAAAACTCCTAATCTAAATCCTGTTGAAATTTCACAATTAATTAATAAATCAAAAGCCATGCTGAATGATTTTAATACCACCTTACAACAAGAAATTAGGGATAGACACTTAACGCCAATGATAGATATGATTGGTGTGCTGCCTAAAGATGAATTAGCGACAATGGCAGAAACTCTAGTCAACATTACAGCATTTAAGAGGAAAATGGCTTATTCAAGCCTAGAAACAGTTGGAGGACCTATTGATGTGGCTGTTATTTCAAAAGGCGATGGGTTAGTATGGGTAAAAAGGAAGCAGTATTTCCCCTCTAATCTAAATCAGCACTTCTTTGACAATTATTTTAAGGATTAAGAAATGAAAGAAAAAAACCACATCAAACAACAAGTTAATGCAATTCAGTCTGTTGTATTTCAAAATAAAAGCAGTAGCCTGGATAAAATGTTTAAACGTGAAGAGATTAAAACTTATGCAGCGGACTTAGCAAAGCAGAATGTCGCTAAACAATTCTTACAGACTTAATATCTTCTATAATAAGAAGACCCACCCTGTGTGGGTTTTCTTTTGCCTATTAAAGCATAAAAGTAAGCTTTCTTAAATTAAAATAAGATTTCTTATTGACAATAAAACTAAGTTTTCTTATATTTATCTCACCAACCAACAAAAAAGCCCCGACTGTTTGGCGACACGGGACTTTTACTCAATGAGTGAGATAAGTATGAATCAAAGAATTGAAAAGTACAAGTTTAGCCAAGCCTTCCGGGATGGCTCGAAAGCATTCGTAGCTTTCTGGGTTATCACCTTCATTGTATTTGCATTCCTAAAAGGCTGTGCCGACGAGCAATACGCCAACGAACTCAAAGCAAAACAGAATATGTATGTGCGAGTGCAAGTGGAAGGAGCTAACTGATGAATAATTTCAGAGAAGTTATTGATAAAGCGGTAGAAGAAAGCCGTTTGCAAATTGCGCATTCTGCTGGTCACCTTGCGGTTGCTCATGAGTCATTCGCAAATGACTACCTTCTTAATGTAGCAAACCATGCCCTTTATATGCTTGGTACAACCATTAGTTCAGAAGATTTTGAAAAGGAACTCGAAGGCTTAAAGGCACACTTAATTGAATCTCTAAAGGGCTTCAATGGTGGCAATGACAAGGAGCCCTCTCATGGATAACTACAAAATCAAAGTTAATGATGAAGCTGAGAGCAAAGAGGCTCAGGAGTTGTTTTTTGAGTTGGGTTACAGTTGGTTTTGTTGTGGAAAATACTATAACCGGATTGGCAACTATACGTTTATTACGGCCTACCCAGATGAAATGTTATTAAGAATGGGCTGGGGTGGAGATACTGATAAAGAACTCACCCTCCCTCAGCTTCGAGACCTTGTTGTGTTGAAGCGGAATGATAAGGCTGATGGCAATTACAAGCACCGTGATGGTTCGATTTATTACATCACTTCAGATAATGAATTTTATTTGTTTGATGGTCGTGCATGGTTGAAGTCACTTATCGAAACATCTGAACATTTAATTGAAGTAGAAAAGCCACAACCCCAAGACCCAGCCTTGATTAGCGGTGACGTTGCGTTAGCAAATGTTCACAAGTGCATTGTTCAGTACTTACATGATGATGAGCCATACGGTCGCTGGACAACAATTACTGACCACCTTTGGTCACAATACCACTTGGGCATGTTCTTAGATCCAGACACAAAGTTCAAGTTTAGATTTAAACCCCAAACCATCAAGCTTGAACTTGAGCTGCCGAAGCCTTTTGAGCCAGAAGAAGATTGTCACGTTTACATCTTAGATGACGGAAAAACAGATGGCTATCGTCGTTATTCTTACGAAGTTCATGGTGATAAAGGAAATACATTTATTGGTATTTGGAAAACTGAGGACGAGATCAAGCAAGTCGTAGAGCAACTCAGAAAGATACGAGGTACTAACTCATGAATATGTTAGTTAACAAGCCTGAGTTGCTATGCCCTTCTTTCCCAATGCTTCAAGTGTCTGGTGAGTTTGAAGTTAAAGACAATACTGTTTCATTTGAACTGGAAAGCGGTTGCGCAACTCTGAAATGCAAGATTGTTGCTGAGGTTGTTAAGCAAGTTCGTGTCGTTGGTTCTCTAATGAATCCAGAGGACAGCAAGGACCAGTTTTACGACCAACTCGTAGTAGATGACCGTACTCATGTTGAAGTAGTTGGTGCTGAATATGTAGAGGCCCCATTGGGTCTGCTATTTCAACTTACAACCACACAAGTAAACAGCTTAAACGAGCAGCTTAAATACTACGCCGAAGAATTGGCAGACGAAGAAGCGGGAGTGGTGTGATGGATAAGGTTTATTCAGATTTAGAGGCAATGAAATGGTTTCTTGAAAACCATAGTGGAAAAGTTATTTGCGTAAAAGATGGAAAAGAAAAAGTAGTCGATAACTACGGATGTGCAAATAAATTTTTCAGTGAAAAGAATTAGGAGAAGATTATGAATGCGCCAGTAGAACTACAACCAACTTTACCAATGAATGCTCAAACATCTGCATTGATTCTTGATCCTCAAGCAATGCAAAACATGGTGGCATTTGCTGACTTCATGTGTAAGGCAGTTATTACAGTGCCAAAGCATTTACAGGGTAATTCTGGTGATTGTTTAGCAGTAACTATGCAGGCAATGCAATGGGGCATGAACCCTTTTGCAGTTGCTCAAAAGACACATTTAGTAAATGGCAACTTGGGGTATGAAGCTCAACTAGTAAATGCTGTGATTATTGCTCGTGCTCCTATCGTTGGTCGACCTAACTTTGAATGGTATGGCGACTGGTCGAAAGTAGATGGTAAAACATGCAAAGCTCACGATGTTGGTGTGCGCGTATGGGTAACTATTAAAGGCGAATCAGAGCCACGTATCCATGACGTTTCGTTTGCTCAAGTAGGTACAACGCGCAACTCGCCTAACTGGGTAAATGACCCTAAACAGCAGATTGCATACTTGGCTACTAAGAAGCTGGCTCGACTCCACTTCCCTGATGTGATTTTAGGTGTCTATACAGAAGATGAGCTACTAGACACTGATGGTGCTATGGGACTGCCTCCTAAAGATGTCAATGAAACACCAGTAGACACACGACCAGTTCTAACTGAAAAACAGGCCGAAGCAGCTATTAAAAAGCTAAATGCTAAGCAAGTAGAGCTTCACCAAATCACTGAGCACTACAACGTTTCAGATGAATTATTAAATTACATCAAAGCGAAAACGGAGGTCTTAGAACATGATCCCGTTTAGAGCTTCGGGTGTGGGTAAGCTTATGGCTTACCCTGACAAAGACACCATACCAGAAGGCGCGCTATCACATATTTATGAGATAGCCAGCCAGATCCTTTTAGATTGGCAACCTGAATTAAGTACGCCAGAAATTGAGAAAGGGAAAGTTGTAGAAGATCAGAGTATCGCCCTGCTTAATCAAGTGACTGGCAACTTTTATGTGAAGAATAAGACGCGCATCACAACTGATTTATTCACAGGTGAATGGGATATAGACGAGCAAGAGGAAGACATCATTATTGATATCAAATCGGCTTATTCAAAAAAGACATTCCCCATTGAGATTAAGGCTGGTGATAAAAAATTGTATGAGTGGCAGCTAGATACTTACATGAATATTCGTGACCTGAATCGCTCCGCAATTGCTTACACCCTTGTTGATACACCTGATTATCTGATCAAGAAGTACGAGAACATTGACTGGCACGTTGTTGGTCATATTCCACCAGAAAGACGAGTAACCATGTTTTACAAAGAGCGTGATGCAACTCGTGAGAAACAATTAATTAGACGCGCTGAGATTTGCCAAGACTTGCTTTGCGAAATCTTAGACAAGAAAGGCTTTAAGTTTGAGGTGGCAGCATGACAGATTTGAATAAGGAAAGAGAAGAATTCGAAAGTGATTTAGCAGACCACTTAATCGAGCGTGATAGCAACGGTTTTTATCTTAATGATGAGATTCAAAACTACTGGGAGAAGCATCTTTTAAAAGTGCAGATAAAGGTACTTAAGGCAGAGCTAGAAAAAGCCAAAGCTCAGGCGGTGCCAGAATGGATCTCAGTTGAAGATTGTTTGCCAGATGAAGGTGATCTGGTTTTAGGTATATCAAAAACAAAGCTTGCAAAATTTAATGTTTATCAAGTTGTAGCTTTAGATGAGTTTGAAGAATGTGAGATTAATTACTGGATGCCATTACCTACGGTACCAAGCGAATCGGGAGCCGAGGGATGAGTGAAAATGAATTTCTTCTAAATGTGGCAGTTAGACTGTGTAGAAATGATGAAAGTGTTAAAAACTCTTATATTTTTGTTAATCCAGAGAAGATTCTTGAGCTTCCAATTCGTGGTAATAAAAATATAGGGCTAATAGGCAATCACTTATTCACAAAAAACCCGAAGCGCCAAGGCTTAAAGTTAAATTTTTTATGGTTTTGGCATATGAAAATACTTGGGAAGCCTTTTTATGTTTTACCTTTTGTGATGGAGGCGTGAATGGAGATTCAACAGCATGTAGTTATGCACAAAACCAGTGAATATCCAAGTGCACTAAAAACTGCTTCTGAAATTGCTGGAAGTGATACATTGCCGCTTGAGAAACTTATTGCATATACTGAGGCTGGCTATATTCCTCATTATAGAATTGATGGTGGTGAGTTCCTATACAAATCAGGAGAAGTAAAAAGCTGGATAGCAAAAAACTTAATGGGTCGTTGTAATGGAGCTGATCTGCCTTATGAGCTGAAAATTACAGTACCTGCTGAAAAAATTAGCACATATCCACCTGCATCCATAAGTAACTTGCCTAACCTACAACAAGTCCCAAAGTATGGATATAACTCAGGTATTTACTTTCTATGCTTTGGAGATGAAGTAGTTTATGTTGGACAAAGTACCTCACCTGCATCACGTATTGCCAATCATGTATTAGAGGGGAAAAAGGTTTTTGACAGGGTATATTTGCTACCTATTCCAGAGCAGGATCTAAATAATGTTGAGACTGCATTTATAAAAACTTTTAACCCTAAATACAACGGCAAAATAAAAGGGACCGATAAGCCTCTAACCTTACAAGCCACAGAGTCTGTAGAAAGTGTTTTTTCACGGATTGGCTATGTTGTGGAGGTTTAAAAGATGGGAGCACATAAATACATTATTACTGTTGAGTCTGATATTCCCCCTCAAATTCTTCTAGGTCAAAACCTTGGTGGCGCAATCGTCACCAAGCTTGAACAAGAAAAGTTAGAGCTTGTAAGTGCTGCTGAATTGGCGAAGGTATATAACTTAAGTGTAACTACCATTCGAGAAAAGCTTGTCTCAATTAACCAAGGTACAGGCGGGAAACACATGTACGATCCTGAGCGAGCACGACAAATACTAACAAAAAAAGATGCAAACAAACGTGGTAGAAAGAGAGCTAACTAGCTCTCACTACTATTAAACATTTCTACAAGGTCTTGGGCGTTAGGATTGTAGTAAGTGTTAATTAAAATACCAATAGTCTTATGCCCTGTTATTTTTGCTAGTACTTCAACTGGTAATTTCCTTTCTCGAACCATTCTTGTAATTGCTTCATGTCGTGTGTCATGAAAGTTAATGTGCTTCAGATCAGCAGCATCACGAATTTTTATCCATGTCCGTTTAAAAGTCTCAGCCTTAACCGGCAGTAAAATATCAGTGTTTGATGGCAGTATTGATAAAAGTCTTTTTGCTTCTTTAGACAATGGCACATTCCTAGACTCTCCATTCTTCGTCATAGGAAGGTGGACAAAGCCAGCTTTAATGTCCTCTCTCCGCATACCAAGTATTTCGCCTTGTCTCATTGCTGTTTCAAGTGCAAATAACATTGCCCAACATACATAATGCTTTACGAATCTTGGAGGATTATTTTTATCCCACTTGGCTTGCTGTAGAATTTTTTCTTGATCGTCAAAAGTAATACGCTGGCTTCGGCTCTTCCCCTTTTCAGGTTTAATTACGTTTTGCCAAACATTAGATTCAATTAAAAATAATTCCTTTTGAGCATAGGTAAATATTGAGGAAAAAATAGAGAATTCATATAAGACGGTTCCATTTTTTACTTCGAGTACCCTTTTATTTCGCCACCTAGCTATATCGCTTGGCTTGAAGTCATATATTGATTTAGATGCCAATTCACCAACAATACGTTCCAGATTGTCCAGCTTATTTCTAATGACATGCTTTGATCTTAATTTAACGCCTTTCTCTGCATAGTATTTTTCGCACAGCATCTTAAAAGGATAAGGTGTCTTTATCCCCTTTTCTTCTTGTACTTTTCCAGATTTCAGCTCAAGCAACTTCATAGCTGCCCATTGTTCACATTCTTTTTCTGTGTCTCTGGTGCATGAATATCTTTTGTTTTCGTAGGTCACAGTAATACGGTACGTTTGCCCACGCTTGATAGGTTTAGGTAATTTCATTCTTGGTGCAGATTTGGTGCAGATTACTTTTTATTTTACTCATTTTATAAAAAAAATAGTCAAAATAATCACTATATGGTGCAAATATAGGTGACTAAAACAGGTTAATTTAACCCACAAAAACAATATAAGCTATTGATATTTAACAAGTAAGAGATTATAAGAATAATTTTTAACTCAACTTTATCAACAATATGTACAGCATGTGGGCTAAATAACCTTTTTAATTATATTGTGGGTATAAAACTATTTTTTTGTGTTGATAAACCATTTGCAATAACAGCTTGATCATAAATTCTAGCTTCAGCAAGTGCAAATGGATTGAAATTTTCATGAGTAAGTAACTCTGCAATATGCCCTACCACATTCATATGGCAAACAACCACAATCGACTCATAAGGAATTTGAGATAGCCATTCAATCGCTTCTTTTGCATCATCGTCAGGCTTAATTTTGTCGCATAACAACACTGGCACATCTTTAAAATAGGTCTGGATATGCGCCAACGTTTCCTGAGCACGCAGCAAAGGACTAACAACAAAAATATCTGGTTTTACAATATCCTTTAAAAAGGTTGCCGTTTGCTCAGCCTGTGCATGTCCACGCGCAGTAAGGGGACGTTTAATATCATTACCATTTACTGGCGGAGCAGCTTCCCCATGACGAACTAATGTCAGTTGCAT